CCTTAAACGAGAGCCAAGGGGAAACCCTATTGCCGCCGGCCGGCGGCGCGGGGGTCGAGAACGCGCGAGAATCGGTTGAGGCGCGTTTTGATGCCAACCCGGTCCCGACGGACAGCCCGACGCCCAAAAGCCAGCCCTGCGCCAAGCGCGGGGGCAAAGCGCAGGGTTTAGCTCGGGAACGAAACCCAGCGTGGGACGCGCTGGCGGAGATCGAAGGGCATGGCGGGAACCCGTCCCCCATCGCGGCGGGCGGGATCGGGCGGGCGTTGAAGGCGATCCGCAGCATGATGCCCGGGGCCGAAATGGAGGCGGTCGCGGCGGAGATTCGGCGGCGGGCTGCAAATTGGGCATCGCACTTCGAAGGCGCGACCGTGACGGCGATGGCGCTTGCGAAGTGGTGGGCTCGGATGGATGCGCCGAAGGCTTCGGCACCGAAGCCGGGCGGATGGTCGAAGTTCTCCAAGGAACGGGATGCCGGTCTGCAAGGCGACTGGTCGCGGCAGTTCGCTGAAAGCGCGGAAGGGTCGGGCGGAAAAACGGTTTGACTTCCGAAATCGAAAAGTCACAAATCAGGAGGAACGTTGAAACAGGAACCGAAAGAACCGATGGCGGCGCGCGAGATAGTCGGAGGGTTTTTCCCGAATCTGCTGGAAAACCTGCGGGCAAGAACCGCGCTCTTCGAACAGGTTCGACGGGAAGCCGAGTCCACCAAAGAGCGCTGCCGAGAATGCGGCGAAGCGCTGCGTTGGGACGTGGAGGAAACGGCGCGCAGGCGTGTTGAAGGCGATGCGGAGACGGTGTTCGCACCTTGCTCTGAATGCCGGGTGCGAGAATGGATGGCGGCGCGCGGGGTTCCGACGGCGTACCGGCACGCGAGTTTCCAGAACTGGAGAGTGGAATGCGCGCAGGACGGGGCGGCGGCTGAGAAGGCAATCGCGTTCGCGCGCAACCTGCGCGGTGTGCTGATCGTCAGCGGCGCGATGGGGCGCGGGAAGACGCACCTTGCGACTGCGGCGTTTCGCGCTGCGCGCATTCACCGTTCGATCTGGACGGACCAACCGTCGGCATTGACGACGCTTCGCGCGGAGTACGGGTCGGGCAATCCAGCGTCGCTGGCGCTGCGGCTCGGGAATGCGGCTCTGCTCGTGTGGGACGACCTTGGACTTTCGACCGGAGCGAAAGACGAAGGTGCTTTGGTGGAATCCGTCTTCTACCGTCGGCACGCGAATCGACTTCCGACCATCATCACGACCAACCTTGCGGCGCGCGAGTTCGCGGAGTTCATCGGACCGCGGTTGGCCGAGCGATTGAGGGAACAGGCTTTCGCTTGGGTGGCGCTCAGTGGCCCATCCCGGCGGAACGTCGCGACTCCGAAAACCGGAGCGTGACGGAAACAGGAGAACCACAACCCTAACGAGGAACGAACATGGCAACGAAGAAGAAGGTGCAGAAGCAGAAGGAACCGCTGGTCAGTCCCGAAACGCTGTCGGCGATTCAGGAAGACGTGGGCGCGCTCTACGTGGAGCATGAGTCGGAGATTCGGAAGGTGATGGACGAAGCCGAGAAGCCGGTTGTCGTCGTCAACTTCTCCGTGAAGCTCGATCTGACGGAATCCGCCCCCATCGTCGAGACCATGATCCGGTTCACGTCGTCGGTGACGGACAAGCGGGTTCGCAAGCTGGACGACCCGGCGCAACCGCTCCTGCTCAGCAAGGAGGATCTGGAGGCGACGAAGCGCAAGCCGGGCCGTCCGCGCAAGGTGCAGGAGGAGGCGGCGGAGGAACCGAAGCCGGAAGGCGAGACCGCCTAACCAAGCGGTCCGGGCGGAAGGGATCGGCAAACGCGGGAGGATACAATGGAAAACGAAACGTTGGTGAAGCGATGCGTGGAAGCCTTGGCAACAAAGCCGAGCTCCGTGGAGTTCGAATGGGAGGCATCCGTCGGATCGGTTGTGCTCACGGTGTACTGCCACGGAACCGACGTTTCGAAAATCGTCGGGCGCGGCGGCAAGACGCTCAACGCTCTCGTGCGCTTGGGACGGACGCTGCTGGCTCCGAGCCGATTCTCGATCCGCGAAGTGCGCGCCAGCGAAGCGGAGGAGAGCGACGACAATCCTCTGAACTACGACCGGACCGTGGAACTGTTTCGGGACGTTTGCCGCGCCGCGTTCCGGCGGAACGTCACCGTGACGGTGAAGGAAGAAAATCAGTGGGTGGCGACGGTCGTCGGAGAGCTGAACCGGCGGAACGCCGCCGACATCGCGACCGCGATCATCGACTTGTTCGAAGCGGTTGGGCTCACCATCGGGTTGCGCGGAAACAACCGGCTGCGGGTGCAGATCAACGCCGCGTGAGCAGATGGGTTACGTCGCGTCAGTGGAAGGGATGCCGGGCGAGCCTCTGGTCTTTCTGGTTCGCTCGGCATCTCGTCCCGGTATTCAGCACCGCGTCGAACTGGACTCCTACGATACGAACGGGTCCTGCACGTGTGAACGATTCTCGATCCAGTGCGCCCCGAAGCTTGAGCGCGGGATCAAGGGAGGGACGGGAGCGACGCGGTGCTCGCACATCGAAATTGCATACCGGGAGTTCGGAAAGTTGATGGTCCGGAAGATAGTCGAGCATCAAGCCGAAGCGCGGCGAAAGAGGGGCGAATGATCCGGAAGAAAAAATACGGGCCGGCGCTGTGGACTTTGCTGCCCGGAGCGCCGAAGGCTCCCGAGAAGAAGCCGGCGCGAATCGCCCCTGTCAGCAAGAGGCAGCGAAAACGGTTGAGCCGGTACGCGGTTTTGAAAGCGGAGTGGATGCTCCGGTTTCACGCGAACGGAATCTGCGAGTGCGGTTCCTGCAATCGCCCGAGCGAACTGGACGTGCACCACACGAGAGGACGGGCGGGAACGCTGTTGCTGGATTGGAGACACTGGAGAGCTTTGCGAAGGGAGTGCCACGAGTGGGTAGCCGCGCATCCCGTAGAGGCGCGGAGACGCGGATTGCTCTGCGAGCCCGGTCTGTGGAACGTCCCGGACGAAACACCCGTGCCGGAACTACCGGCCAAAAGGAAAGCATGAACGACAAGACCGAGAAGGGAAGAGCGCTGGTGCTGTTGTGCGTGATCGCCGCCGGCATGGCGGCGGCAACGGCCGGGCGAGAGGTTGGGATCAAGTCGGCATACGACCAGTGGGAAAACCTCCTCGTGGCATCCGGACTGGCCAACCCGGAAATCGCCGAGAAGGTCGCGGTTAATTGTTGGGAGCGGCGGCACCAGTTCGCCGCCGAGTCGGAATCGCGCCGGAAACTGTTCGAAGCGGTGCGCGTTCTCCGCGACCGGCAAGCGGGTCCTGTCGTCGAAACGCCGAAGCCGGTCGCTCCGGTTGAATCGACGAAACCGAACACCGAACCGAAACCGGACGCGCCATGATCACCAAAGAGGATCTATGGTGGCTCCCTTCGTTGAAGGTGGGCGACCGGTTGGAAGTTCAACCCTACTGGAACGAAACGTCCCGGTCGGACAAGTTGACCGGACCTTTGGAGGTTGTGGCGATTCTAAGAGACCAACGGGCGCAGGCTGGATTCCTTATCAGCGTGCGTCCGGAAGGGTGCGAGTACTCGACGTGCTTGAGCGCGGCTTGGTTCGTCGGACCGTGGGGATCTCCGAAGTTCAAGGGGGAAGACGTGTGGTGGAGGAGTGAACAAAGCAAAACCAAACAAGACGGAGGACCGTTAAGGAAGGAGTTGAAGTGAACTATCAGGAATTCCTATCACGCAAGGCTATTTCGGCGCGTCCGTCCGGCCTGACCGAGTTTGGCGAATTGTCTCCGGTCCTGTTCCCGTTCCAGCGGACCGTCGTAGAACGCGCAATCCGCGCCGGTCGGTACGCGATGTTCCTCGACACAGGCCTAGGTAAAACGCTTTGCCAGTTGGAGTGGGCGCGGCAGATGCCCGGAGAAGTCTTGATCCTCGCGCCTCCTGCCGTGGCTCCGCAGTCCGTCCGCGAGGGCAAGGACAAGCTGGGGATGGACGTTCATAACTCTAAGGACGGATCGGTGTGCGGAAAGGTCACCATCACGAACTACGAGCGTATTCATTACTTCGATCTTACACGGTTCTCCGCTGTCGTGTTGGATGAAAGCTCGATCCTTAAATCGTTCACCGGTAAGACGCGCAACCTTCTGGTGGATTCCTTCCGCAACACTCCATACCGGCTTGCGTGCACCGCTACACCTTCTCCGAACGATCACACCGAACTCGGAAACCACGCGGAGTTTCTCGGCGTTATGACCACCGGGCAGATGCAAGCACGATGGTTCGTCAACGACACTGGAGAAACCGGGACTTGGAGGTTGAAGGGACACGCGCAAGCTGACTTTTGGCGATGGGTCGCGACGTGGGCGGCGTGCGTGGCGAAGCCATCGGACGCTGGTGGAGACGATACGCCATTCATGTTGCCACCAATCACAACCTCTATGCACGTTGTCGAAACGAAAGGGCGGCCGAACATCGACTCCGGCTCCTTGTTCGGCTGCATGGAACTGTCAGCAACTAACATCTACGCGGACAAGCGGGCGACGCTGCATGAGCGGGTGGAGAAGTCGGCAGAACTCGCCAGCACGAATGAGCCGACGATTATCTGGTGCGAGTCCAACGACGAGAGCAAGGCACTGCGAGACGCGATACCGAACAGCATCGAGGTGCGTGGTGCCGACGATCCCGACGAGAAGGAGGAAAAGCTAGAAGCATTCAGCCGAGGAGATGTCTTGAAGATTATCACGAAGCCTAGTATCGCCGGATTCGGGCTGAACTGGCAGCACTGCGCCCACGTCATTTTTGCCAGCCTATCATTCAGCTACGAGAGCTTCTATCAGGCAATCCGGCGTAGTTGGCGATTCGGGCAGAAGCGGCCGGTGCACGTTGACGTGGTGATCGCAGAATCAGAGCAGGGCGTCTGGCGAACGGTGCGCGAGAAGATGGAAGCTCATGACGATATGAAGTCGGCTATGCGGACTGCGGCGGTAAACTCACTTAACCGATGAAAACCGAGACAGGCAAGAATTGGGCAGCACACAACACGGACTGTGTTCCGTTCCTCGAAACACTTCACGACGAAGCAATCGGGTTCTCCGTCTACTCTCCACCGTTTGCTAACCTATACACTTACTCCGACAAGATGGAGGACATGGGGAACTGCGCGGACGATGACGAGTTTATGGAGCATTACGGGTTCGTGATCGGCAACATCTTCCGGGCGACGCAATCCGGCCGTCTTACTGCGGTGCACTGTATCGACCTTCCATCGTTCAAGTGGAAGCACGGAGAGGTTGGATTGCGCGACTTCCCGGGCATGATTATTCGAGCCCACATCGACGCCGGATTCATCTACCATTCGCGCATCACGATCTGGAAAGACCCTGTGGTGGAAATGCAACGCACGAAGTCGGTCGGGCTTCTACACAAGCAGCTCAAGAAGGATTCGGCCATGTCACGGGCAGGGCTTCCCGACTACCTGCTGGCCTTTCGCAAGCCGGGAGTGAACGCCTCGCCAATCACCCACACGGCGCAACAGTTCCCGGTGGGCCAGTGGCAGCAATGGGCCAGCCCCGTCTGGATGGATGTGCAACAGACGCGCACGCTCAACAAGGAAGCGGCCCGAGAGGCTGCGGACGAGAAGCATATCTGCCCGCTCCAGTTGGACCTGATCGAACGTGCCTTGATTCTTTGGTCAAACCCGGGAGACGTGGTGCTTTCGCCGTTCATGGGCATCGGCTCCGAGGGTGTATGTTCGCTTAAGCTGGGACGGAAGTTTATCGGGACGGAACTCAAGGAGTCCTATTACAGGCAGGCCTGCGGCTTCCTGCGCCAAGCCGAATCGGAAGCGGATGTGTTGTTGTGAGAACGGAACCGAACCTGCGGATTGAACAGTTTCGCCGCGCGCATCCAGTTCTCGGCGCGGGAGAGACCGGGAGGAACTTCGGATACTTCGAACGCGGACCGCTGCGGATCGTTTCGTCAGGCACTCCGGACGAAGAACCCGAGGAAGCTCAATGGGAGCACGTTTCGGTTTCCTGCGCGGGTCGCTGCCCGACTTGGGACGAAATGCAGACGGTGAAAACGATGTTCTGGCGGGATGACGAAACGGTGGTGCAGTTTCACCCGCGGAACGATGAATACGTGAACCTGCACCCGTACTGCCTGCACCTTTGGAGGAAGGTCGGGAAGGAGTTCGAACTTCCTCCAAGGAACCTGATCGGATGAAGCCGGCAGGCATCCCCGCGAGCTATGTCGAAACCTCCCCCGGCGTTTGGTGTCATCCTTCTCGCGTCTGTCGAGTGGAAGCCGGTCAGCCCGAACCGAACGGCGGGCCAGCACTGGAGCGTCAAGCACCGGCACCGGAAGGCGGCGGGTCTGGCGTGGGAACGCGCGTCGTCAAAAGGCGCGTGGGAACTGTCCGACCTTCGCAAGTGGTTGTCGTCGTCGTGACGCTGATCGCGATGTTGCGCCGCGAGTTCGACGCGCACGACAACCTCCGCGCGTCGCTTAAACCGCTTGTGGACGCGATTGCCGCGAGCCTCGGCGTCCCGGACAACGATAGGCGTGTGCGCTGGCAGTACGCCCAGCAACGGACGGATGGCGCGCCAAGGGTCGTTGTGATGATCGAAAAAAGGATTTGACGTTTCGGACAGAATCCCGTTTACTGTCCCCCGTCGACGGCGACCAACCGAAACCCGAAACCAAAACGAAGATGAACGCGAACAGCAACCCCGAGCGGCACGACCACATCAAGGCGGCAATGGAAATCGTCCGCGCGTGCGGACCGGTCGGCCGGGAAGAGATCGCCCGGGAAATCCGGGAGCAGGCGGACAACGGCAACGCCGAAAACTGCCACGCGCTGGCGGACGCAGCGATCAAGCACGGGATGGAAGCGGGATGGTTGGAGGTTTACGACGGGATGGAAGACGCCTACGTGATGCGCGGATGACCGCTCGTTCAACGGTCTCTGCCCCGGGCAACGGTTCGGGGTAGAGGCCGGCGAATGCCGGAACCAAAAACCAACGACAGAACCGAAACCATGAACACCAACGCAAACCTCGCGACCCTCGGAAACCGCAACGGAGGATCGCTCCTTACGACGGCGAATGAGCAGTGGCGTACCCGTCCGGCGGATGAACGCTACGAGTCCCTCGCATCCCTTCGGGACGCGGTGATGACCCGGCGCGAACGAACCCGCGCGTTCGACGTGGACCTGACGGACCTGCGGGCCAAGGAAGACGCGGGCGGGCTGGTCTTCAACAGTGGGATCGCCCCGGCTCGTCCGTCGCATTGGGCGTTCGGGCAGTTGAGCAGCATCGTCGGAGCGCCCGCCAGCTACCTCCGCAAGCTGCCGGTCGAACTGGTGGCGCGGTGCATCAACTCCTCTCTGGAGAGCTACCGGGAGGACCGGGACGCGCTCAAGGTGATGACGGTCGAAGGGGAAGACATCGACACCATGCAGGCGGTGACGAGCCGCACCTACGGGCGGATTTGGGACGCGGACGTGGTGGAGGCGGTCGACCGGATCGTGGACCGGAGCGGCGGACGGTTTTTCAACCCGAAGGACTGGAGCGGCAAACCGTCCGGACTCTACGCCAGCGATCACGACGTGTTCTGTTTCATGATCGACGGGGGGAGCATCGTGGACGGCGGCGGTGAACGCGACCGGCTCAACCGCGGTTTCTTCGTCTGGAACTCCGAGACGGGCGCGCGGACGTTCGGCTTGATGACGTTCCTCTTCCGGGTCGTCTGCGGGAACCATCTGGTGTGGGACGCGCAGGACGTTTCCCGCATGATCGTCCGGCACTCGTCGGGTGGGCCGGCACGGTTCGACCGCGAAGCGATGCCGGCGCTCCTGTCCTACGTCAACGCTTCGGCCAAGCCTGCGGAAGACGCCATCGCGAAGGCGAAGGGAATGCGGTTGATCGACCTCGTGAACATCCCGGGCCAGACGGTGGCGACCGAGACCGGCCGGCTCGGCGACGAGTGGCAGAAGGCGTTCGCGGCGAAGTATGACTTCCGCCGCGCGCAGGTTCGGGACGCGGTGCAGTTCGCCCGCGCGGAAGAGGGCCGGTGCGAGACGCTGTGGGATCTCATCAACGGGTTCACCGCGTCGGCCCGATCCATCGAATACGCGGATGCGCGGATAGAGCTTGAGACCCGCGCCGGGAAGTTGATGGCGCTCGCCCGCTGACGGAACACTCGCAACGCCGGGGGCGGAAGGCTGCCCCCGGCTTTTACTCGCGAACATGACCACCGACGAAATCAAAGCGCTACTCCCTTGGTCCGCTCCGAAGGAAGTGATGACCAAGAACGGACCGCGGATGCTCAGCAAGGCGGACGCCACGGAATCGTTCTGGCAGATCTGGAGAGTTCGGAAGCCTGCGCTGCGCGCCGCGGGAGTCTCGGTCGGTCCGAAGATGAACGGCCGGCAGACGCTTCTCGACGTGTGGGAAGCGTGCTGGTGGCAGCAAATCGACCCGGAGGAGCAGAAGCGACGGAAGGCGGCGGTTGAGGAGAGCAAGGCGACGGACGCGGACGTTGCGTATCCGGTGCCCGACGGGCTTGCCTACCGGCCATTTCAGCGGGCCGGAATCCGGTATGCGCTTGCACGGTCGGGTTGCCTGATCGCGGACGAAATGGGACTTGGGAAAACGATCCAAGCAATCGGAGTCGTGAACGCGACGCCGAACGCTTCGGACGTTTTGGTGATCACGAAAGCGGGACTGAAATTTAACTGGCTGCGGGAGCTTCGGCGGTGGTTGGTGAATCCTGATCTGCGAGAGTCCGTGGGCATCGCTGACGGGAAGGCGTTTCCTTCAACCCGCGTCGTCATCATCAACTTCGACATCGCGCACGTCTGGCCGAAGTCGCTGGCGCGGATGTGGGATGTTGTGATCGTCGACGAAAGTCATCTGCTCAAGAATCCGGCAACGCGCCGCGCCAAAGCGATCTGCGGCTACAAACCGAAGCGAAACGAAGACGCCTCTCTGGCGCGGTCCGGAATCCCGGCGAAGCGGAAGATTGCGCTTACCGGGACGCCCATTGAGAACCGGTTGGAAGAGCTTTGGACGGTTCTATGGTGGCTCGATCCGGTTCGGTTCCCTTCGAAGTGGAAGCTGCTCAAGCTGGCGGGAATCACCTACGGGTCCGGTCAGGCGTCCGGACCGACTGACGTTGGGATGGGAGCCTTGCAGCGGTTCCTTCGGGAAAACATCATGATCCGTCGGCTCAAGCGGGAAGTGCTGACCGAGTTGCCGCCGAAGATCCGAACCGTCACGACGTTTGGAGGAGGAGAACTCGACGCGCTTGCCCGACGCGAGTCTGAGATGGGGCGCGGATTCAAGGAGCAACAGGAGGAAGCCGCCGCAGCCGTCGAGTTGGCCAAGGCGTCCGGGTCTGAGGACGAATATCGGGACGCGGTGAAGCGGATGCGGACCATCGGGACGATTGCTTTCGAAGAGATGGCGCGGATGCGTCATGAAATGGCGGTTGCGAAAGTGCCGCTGATGATCGAAGCAATCCGCGAGCGGTTGGAGGAGACGCAGAAGATCCTCGTCTTTGCCCATCACAAGGACGTTTTGGAATCGCTTCACAACGCGTTCCGCTCAGCGTCCGTTGTGGTTCACGGGGGCCACGAGCAGCGGGAGCGAGAGGAAGCCGTCGACCGATTCCAGCGCGATCCGGGATGCAGACTGTTCTTCGGCTCGATTCGCGCGACTGGCGAAGGGCTCAACCTGACGGCCGCGACGCTGGTCATGTTTCACGAGTTCGATTGGGTTCCGTCGAAGATGATGCAGTGCGAAGATCGAGCGCACCGCATCGGGCAGCGCGACACCGTGACGGTCGAGGTTTGCGTGGTGAACGGAACGCTGGACGCGCAGATGGCCAAGACGTGCTTGGAAAAGGCGGACTTGGCCGACCGGGCTTTGGACGCGGAAATGGCCGAGGAAATCAGGCAGGTTCCGACGCTTGCCCGGCACGAACCGCTGACCCGGAGGGAGGATTTCGAAATCACCGTGACGCGGGAGCAGGCGGACGCAATCCGCTACCTCTTGCAGTTGCTCGCGACCTTCTGCGACGGCGCGCGGCGATTGGACGGAGCGGGATTTTCGAAGGTCGACGCGATCATCGGAAGGCAACTTGCGAGCTTGCCTTTCCTCACGCCGCGTCAAACCATTCTCGGAGCCAAGTTGGTGCTGCGATACCGCAGGCAGCTTGGAGACAAAGCAGCGGACACCGCGCAGGCAATTCTGGAAAATAGGAGAACGAAATGAAGAACCGCAACGGAAAAGGAACCAAGTTATGGACAGCGCGCATCTCGCCCTACAGACAGTTCGCCCGGCGCAACAAGGGCTTCCTGCCGGAAGTTCTGGTGCAGGCGGAGCGCATGTTCCCGGGAATCGAGTGGACGCGCGCTCATGTTCACTACTGGCTCAGTCCATCGGATGGAAACCCCGGGGAACCCAACTTCGGCAACGGAACGATCCTTCTGCAAGCCTGCGAGGCGGCGAAGGTGGCGATGGAGCTTCGAAAAGCGGGAGAGTGAAGTCGGGAAACGAACCGTCTTGGCGAGAACTAGGCGCGGCGAGACAGCTTCCAATGGCATCGTTCCGTGAAATTCATCGCGCGGTGAAGTCGGTGTTCGGTTTCGGAGAAACCGAAGTCCGGTCACGGGCAAAGCACTATCCGATTTCCAAGGCGCGGCACGCCTTCGTGCTGACGGCGGCGATGACAGGTAGGAAGGAGTCGGAAGTTGCGGATTGGCTCGGGAGAAAAGTCCCGTCGATGGAGCATATGTTCAACGCGGCAAAGGCTCGACACGAGACCGAGGCGGATTTCAGAAACGGGCTGGAAAAGGTAGTGGAGAGCCTACGAAAAAAAGAGCGAAGCGAATGAAGAGAACCCGAGGAAATGACAGGCGAGCAGACCTTCGGTGGACGCTTTCCAAAGAGTTCACGTTTGAAGCGGCACACCGGTTGCCGCGGCATGATGGCAAGTGCGCGAGACTGCACGGCCATTCGTGGAAGATGCTGGTGGAAGTCGAAAGCCCGGAGCTGCACGAAAGCGGTCCTAAGTCGGGGATGGTGATGGATTTCGGGGACATTAAGGCGGCGGTCTCACCCTTGGTTGAGTCGCGTCTCGATCACCACTACATCAACGAAACGCTGGAGCTCGAAAACCCTACCTCCGAGAAAGTGGCTCAGTGGGTCTTTCAAGCAATCCTGCCGAAGTTGCCCAATCTGCGGGCCGTCACCATTTACGAAACCTGCACTTCCGCGTGTCGTTATGGGCGCTGAATCCATCACCCTGCGGGTCAACGAAATCTTCTACTCGCTGCAAGGCGAGGGAAGGCGGGTTGGCGAGGCTTCGATCTTCGTTCGACTGACGGGATGCGATCTGGCGTGCTCGTTCTGCGATACCGAGTTCGAAAGCGGAAAGCAGATGACGCTGGAGGAGATCAGGGCGGAATGTGCCAAGACGCCGGGGACTTGGATCGTATGGACGGGAGGGGAACCGGCTCTTCAACTCACGAGTGAAATCGTGGCATGGTTCAACGACCGAGGCTATCGGCAGGCAATCGAAACGAATGGCGGGCACACTGTCCCGGAGGGACTGGCTTGGGTCGTGTGCAGCCCGAAGGTAGCGGAGCACGTCTTGCAGAAGAACTTTCCGAATGGAGTGAACGAACTCCGCTACGTTAGGCACTCGGGACAAATGGGAGTTCCACAACCGAAGATTATTTCCGAAGAACGCTACCTGTCGCCGCGGTTCGATGGTGATAAGGTCAACGCCAAAAACCTCCGTCACTGCATCAGGCTATGCCTCGAAAACCCCGATTGGAAGCTGTCCCTGCAATCCCACAAACTGCTCAAGATTCTGTGAGGGAACTCAAGGCAACTCCCTACAACCCGCGCAAGGCGTGGGAAGAAGGTCAAGGTGAAGCCTTCAAGCGGTCGCTTTTCGAGTTCGGCGATCTGAGCGGAATCGTCAAGAACGTCAGGACGGGAAACCTCGTCGGCGGGAACAAGCGGACGGACGTTTTCCGCGAGGCGGAAGGCGCGGAAATCTTCAAGACGCCGCAGGAACCGGACAAGCAAGGCACGGTCGCGCACGGGTACGTCGTGGCGGACGGAAACCGGTTCTCGTACCGGGAGGTTGATTGGCCCGAGGACAAGGAGAAGGCGGCGAACCTCGCGGCTAATAAGTGGAGCGCAGAATGGGATTGGGAAGGCACCAGCCTACTATTGCAGGAACTCAACGGCGGATTCGACTTGGCGCTTACAGGATTCAAGCAGCACGAGTTGGACGCCCTGCTTGCGGCCGAGTGGAAACCTCCCGCAGTTGAGCAACCTGAACCGCAGTCGCATCATAAGTCGGTGCATCTCGTTCTGACTCAAGAGCAGCACGAAAGATTCCAACTGGCCAAGAAGAAGGTACTTTGCGACGCAGAAGGGGAAAAAGAGGAAGTCAGCGACGGACAGGCGTTGGAGCGAATTTGCAACGCCTACTTAAGCAACCCATGAGACCGGAATGTCCATCGGTACGCTTAGCGCACGCCGGGCAACCAGAGGCCTTAATTGCCGGACTGGCTCCCGCGCCAACCATCCGGCTTGCCCATACAGACGACGCGCAAGGAACAGGAACCCTCACCGGGAGGAAGGGAAGGCACGAAGTCCCTAAGATTCCTGAGCGGATCGCACCGGCGCTGCTGGTTTCCTACGTGTACTTGGAGCCGTTTCTAAAAAGCCAATCACGATACTGTTACAGGGATTGGATGATGGATTCGGGGGCGTACTCGGCTTACAACTCTGGCCAAGTTATCGACCTACAAGCCTACATCGACAAGTGCCACGAACTTCTGGCTAGCGATCCGACGTTGGTTGAGATCATCGCCCTCGACGTAATCGGTTCGGCTAAGGGTTCGCTGGCAAACTCGTTGAAGATGAAGGAAGCTGGATTGGAAGTGATTCCCGTCTTTCACGTGGGCGAGGATTACGGAATTCTAAGCGAGTATTGCGAAGCCTTTCAGAAGGTCGGTCTGTCATGCCGGTTCGGAGAGCCATTGGCGGTATCTTTGAAATTCTACGACCAGTGCTTTGCCCGGCAATGGCCCAAGAAGTTTCACAGCTTCGGATGGATCAGCGAAGCGATGCTGATGCGGTACCCATTCCACTCGGGGGACTCGTCATCGTGGGAAGCCGGTCCGTGCGCCTTCGGGAATTGGAAGAGTTTTGGAAAGATGAGCGTTCGCGGGAGCAAGCAAAACCTCAGAGCGGAGATAGAGTGGTACTTAAAGTTGGAAGAGAGGCTTAGAGTTAGATGGAAAAAGCAGATGCAGGAACTTGAGGAAAAGTGCGGACCTACCGTAAGGCTCGCAGCGATGGCTCACGAACGGTATAAGGGGCAGAAAGAACAAGCGTTGAACCCGCCAGCAATACGGCTCGCAGCCGATGCGGGAGCCGGGGGGGGAATGAGAATACAACAATCAATCGGAAAAGAATAAGCATGGAAACGAATCAGTTCAAAGCTCTCGGAAAGAAGCTGACAACATTCGAAGCCTTCGAGGCGTTCGAAACGCCTGCAAATTGCCGACGCGTGGTGTGCGTCAGCGACGAGGTAACGGCGATGTGTCCGGTCACGGGACAGCCGGACTGGTACGTGGTCACGATTGACTATGAACCCGGCGCGCTGTGCGTGGAGAGCAAGACGTTGAAGCTGTACCTGCAAAGCTTCCGAAACTCGGGACTGTTCTGCGAAGCATTCGCAGCCAAAATCGCGAGCGATATTTGGGATGGAATCAAACCTCTGAGCGTCTCCGTGACGGTGAAACAGAAGCCGCGAGGAGGCGTTGCCATCGAAGCGACCGCGAAGCGGTAGAGAATCGAAAGTATCAGGAGCGCAATTCGAAGCGAAGAACCTATGAGAACGAAGGCAATCGCAATTTACTCAGGCGGAATGGACTCGACTGTTTTGCTTTACCATCTGATCGAAAGTGGGATGAAGGTCGCGGCGCTGAGCATCAACTACGGGCAACGGCATCGGCGCGAGTTGGAAGCCGCGAAGCGAATCACGGCCGAGCTTAGGATCGAGCATCACGTTGCCGACCTGAGTGCGCTGCGGCCGCTGATGGCTGGAAGCAGCCAGACGAGCGACGGGATCGCCGTGCCGCACGGTCATTACGAATCGGAGTCAATGAAGATCACGGTGGTTCCGAATCGCAACATGCTGATGCTGGCGGTCGCTGGAGCATGGGCCATCTCTCGGAAGTCGGACCTGATTGCCTACGCCGCGCACGCCGGGGACCATGCCATTTACCCGGATTGCCGGGAGGAGTTCGTGCGGCCTCTGGCCGAGGCGTTGGCGAACGCGGACTGGCACCGGGTGGACATCCTGCGGCCATTCGTGCGAATGACGAAGGCCGACATTTGCACGCGTGGAGCGGCTCTTGGGGTTCCGTTCGGCCTGACGTACTCCTGTTACGAGGGACGGGAAAGACACTGCGGCCTCTGTGGAACCTGCATGGAGAGACGGCAAGCGTTCGAACTGGCCGGAGTGACCGACCCAACCCACTACGAAGCGTGAACGAACCAACCGAAATCGAGGCGCAGAACGCCGTGCGGGTGCTTCTGCAATACTTGGGGCAGGACCCGGAGCGCGAAGGACTGGCCGATACGCCTCGGCGGGTTGTGGCGGCGTGGGATGAACTGACGTGCGGGTACGGCCAAGACCCCGAGCAGATTCTCGGAACCGCCTTCGAAGGAGAGGGCTACGATCAGATGATCGTTTGCCGAGGAATCGACTTCTGGTCCATGTGCGAGCACCATCTTCTGCCGTTCCACGGAGTCGCGGCGGTGGGTTACATCCCCAGCAACCGGGTGGTCGGACTAAGTAAGATGCCAAGGCTCGTGAAGTGCTTCGCCAGTCGGCTACAGATTCAAGAGCGCTTGACCAAGCAGGTTGCCGAGGCAATGGACTCGGTGTTGAAGCCAAGGGGCGTGGGCGTTCTGATTCGGGCGCGTCATCTCTGCATGGCGTGCCGCGGGGTGAAGCAACAGGAGGCCGAAATGGTCACCAGTTCCCTGCTCGGAGAGTTCCGGAAGCAGGAAGTCAGGTCTGAATTTCTAAACCTCGTCGAGTGTCAAAAGATTTGACGAAACGAGAAAAAGGCATAACCATTGAACGAAACATGGGAACGAAAACAAACATCCAGTGGGCGGACAGTACTTGGTCGCCGTGGCGCGGATGCACGAAGGTCTCGCCGGGCTGCGCTAACTGCTACGCCGAGACGCTCGCGAAGCGGAATCCGGTCGTGCTGGGCGGGTGGGGCCGAGGGGCTCCGCGCGTTCTGGCGAAGAACTGGAATGAACCGGCAGGCTGGAACAGGAAGGCGACTCAACGACGCGAAGAATGGGAGAACCGATGGGACGGAACGCTTCGCGAGGCATTCGACCCTCAGTCGATTCCTGACCCGCCTGCGCGTCCGCGCGTCTTCCCGTCGCTGTGCGACTGGCTCGATCCGGAAGTGCCGGCCGAATGGTTGGCGCGCTTCCTGCAACTGATTCACGACACGCCGAGCTTGAATTGGCTGCTGTTGACGAAGCGGCCCGAGCTTTGGGCCGAACGGATGCGGGCGTGCATCGCCCTCACTGTCGCGAGCATCCCGGCGCTGGAATGGTTCAACGGCGCTCCGCCGCCGAACGTCTTCATGGGCGTGTCGGTCGAAGACCAAGCGCGAGCGAATGAGCGCATCCCGCGCCTGCTGGAGATTCCGGCGGTCATGCGGTGGCTGTCGGTTGAGCCGCTGATCGGCCCGGTGGATTTAACGCGGGTCGACGGAAACCAATGCCACAAATCAAAGCTCTGCATGGTTGATAGCCTGACGGGTCGGCAGACGGACATGGGACGGCCCTGTCAGGACGTTGCGCGCGTCGATTGGGTGGTGGTGGGAGGAGAGTCCGGAAAGGAATCTCGCGATTGCCATGCGGACTGGATTCGTCGAGTGGTGACGCAATGCAAAAGATCGAAAGTCCCGGTCTTCGTGAAGCAGGTTGGAAGCAACCCGGTTGACCAAGCCGAAAATGCGCTGCTTTGGAAGTTCGTTGTCGATCCGAAGGGTGGCGATCCGAAGGAATGGCCGTCCGAACTTCGCGTGCGCGAACTTCCTGCACTTCTGACGTAGTGAAGACCGAGGAAGCAAAAGCGGAGCTTCTTCGGGAGCGTCCCGGAGCAGTCGCCGTCCGGCTCAACAAGGAGCAGGAGGAGTGGAATATCTGGGCCGGAAGCTGGACGGGCGCGCAGTTGCTTGGCCTCGGAGCCTCCGAAGCGGAAGCGTGGGAGAATGCGCTGAAACGGACGAAGGGACGGAAGAAGACGCGGAAGGTGTATTGCAGAGCCTGCTTCGCTCCTTTGGAAATTCCAGAAGACGCGGAGCATCCGAACCAGTGCGACAACTGCCGACGACAGAAGGCTTCCCGGTGAAGGTTCTGCTTACAGCGTACTGCGCCTGCGCGATTTGCTGCGGGAGGGCTGGCGGTCTGACGGCTGCGAACACTAAGCCGATCCCGGGCGTCACGCTGGCTGCCCCTCGTTCCGTCCCGTTCGGTATGTGGGTGACGGTTGAAGCGCCGGGGATCGGGAGAATCCGAAGACGGGTGGAGGATCGGACCGCAAGACGGTTCGACGGACGATGGGACCTTTTCGTGGCGACCCACGAAGAGGCGGAGCGATTCGGGAAACGATGGGTAACCGTGAGGATCGAAAGATGACCGAAGTTCTGAGTGGCAACGTCCTGCGTGAAAGAACGATTGCGAACGCGGACCAGTTGGGGACTCAAGCCGAGACGATGGCCGCAGCTATCGAGGATGCCGCGACTCGCTTCTCGGAAGTCACGGCGCGGCTTTCCCTGCTGGCGGGAGAAATCGCGCAGACGTTGGAAACCGCGCGGGCGGCGATGGTGAACGCCAAGGCGCGCGTGGAGGAACTCAGGCGCGAACGGGATGCGTGCTTCGCGATTCGCGACCTGCTCGAAAAGCAGGCAAAGGATGGCGTTCCCTTCGACGGTCGAATCAACCTCACGATCCAGAGCTAACCGCAGGCGAGCAGATGGAAACGAAACAGACGACCGAAGCGGAGAGCGTCGCCGAGATTCTCGACAGATCCTTGGCGTCCGTCGGAGATCCCGAAACAAAGTGCGTTGTGGAGGCGATTCGGGACGCCGGTCCAATTCATCAAGTCGTTTTGACGTTCCGTCCGGAGTGGCAGCGGGCGCTGCGCGAGATGGGAGTCGTCGGCTGCGACGGGCTTGTGGGAACGCCATCTGGTGAGCGCCGGATTCGCTCGGTGGTGAACCGGGCACGGACCGTTTGGATGCTCCCGATAGCTTCCGGTCCGAAGGGGTACTTCATCCCGCGGACGGTGGAACAGGTCGACGAGTTCGTTGAGAGAATCCAGCGGGAAGCAAAGGCGCGGGCCATTTCGTCGATGCTGACGGCGAAAAAGGTGCGCGAGTGTCTGAGCCGTCCCCAGCAAGACGTTTTCCTAGGACTGATGGAAGAAGCGGCGGACCTGTCGAAGCGGGACGCGGCGCAGGCGGAGCGATTTTTGGAAGTGATACGGAACCAGCGCCTGCACATCGAAGCGCTACAGATTCGGCTCGCGCGATGGGGACGCCCTTCGGAAAGGCGACGGATGGAACGAAACGAAAACGGGCAAACGAAATTCGTATGACAAAAACCGAGCAGAGAATCTGGCGGGAGAAGACCGCGGTGCGAATCGAGGAGATCGCCAAGCAACGGGAGTTCCTCGAATCCCTGCACCGGCTGGTGTTGCAGGTTGCTGAGAAGGTTGAGGCGAAGCTGGCGGAAATCCACGCGCGAACCGGTCACGAGAAGGCGGGCGCTCTGGATCCAGTCGAAACGATTCATTCGGCCGCGGTGCGTTCGGAACAAGCGATGCGTGTGAGAGAAACAGTCGGAAGACGGGAAGACCGAGCGATGAGCGCATCATCCCGCAACTCCCCGGAGGCTGGTTCGGCGAAACAGCGCAAGACCAAAGGACTGCTCGTAGCGACCTATCACATCGACTTCCGGCGCAGGAAGGTGGTGATAGAGCGCCCGTCGCCGAACGCCCCGTGCTCTGCGACCGGCTTACAGGAGGGACAGCGATGAAGGCCGACGCAACAGCCGGTTCGCAGGATGCCCCTGGTTCGGCGAGCACGCCCGTCATGCTGGCAACCATGATTGGATCTCTGCTGATAAAGCACAAAGTCATCGACCGAGCTGCTCTAGATGACCCGGATGGATACGACAAAGGGCACACATCCAAGGGGATACTCCTGACCGTGCATGACCTATTGGATTTCCTCGAAGACAAGATCGACGAGTCGCCGAACGCCCCGTGCTCTGCGACCGGCCTCGCGAAAGGAGACAATGAGCAATCCAACTGAACAGGCCGGTTCGCAGCAGCTGCTGGTTCGGCCATCTGACATCTTTTTGGTCACGAGGCTGTGCTGGGTACCGGATAACGTGGAGACGGGCCGGGTTGCCAGGGAAGCCAGAAAGCGGGCAGGGCTGTCCCTCCGAGAAGTGGCACGGCGGATGAAGTTCTCGGCACCATTCATCTCCGACCTCGAACTCGGTAGGCGATGCTGGAACGAGAAGCTGGTGATAAAGTATCAGTTTGCGGTCTGCCCTCCGCGCCACACCGTCATCCCGTCGGATCATTGGATGCTGAAGCACCTGCCGCCGAACGCGCCGGTCAGCGACGGCGCGAACGCAGAAAGACCGTGAATATGAATGATACATCCGAACAACCGAAACCCGCCGTTCGCTGCACTGGCTTGTTAGATGGCTTGTATGCCGCGCTTTCGGTAGCACAGAGACGCCAGAGAAGCGCCATGCGACACGGCCTATGGTCGCACCTGAAAGACGCGAATGACGAAGCGAGACGCCTTCAAGAACGCATCGACACGGAGCGGTGCCAGCCATCTAACGCACAGCGTGAGCGACCGGCCGGAACGGAGGATGGACGATGAAGAAGGAGACTAAAGGAGGCCGGTTCGCTCGACGAGCTGGTTCGGCGGTGGAACTGGCCAAGCGCATCCCGTTTCGGATGGTTATGCACCTGAACTGCACGACGGAACACCATCTCGACTACCTCAACGAGCCGCTGAATATCGCCTGCTGCGTCACCACCAAATACCGGAACGGAAGGCCAGGCAATTCGGTGCGCGAATTCGGAATCAACGAGCGTAATGCGGTATCGTACAAGACGCTGGCTGCGCTTCTGGGAGACCACCCGGAGATAGCTGAGAAGGCCGCCACGCTGTATCCTCCGAACGCCCAACGTGAGCCACGGCGCGAGGAGGAGGCACGATGAACACCCCTGACACTTCCGCGCCGTTGGCTCGACGAGCTGGTTCGGCGGTTCATACGTGCGGCGAATTCTGGTGCCTTCGACCCGGAAAGGCGCCGGAAATATGCCTGATCCGCGAGGTGCAAGACGAGACGCCAGCGGGCGAGCCGCTACCCAAACTCGCAATCCGCTTCCTGAACTCTGGAGCCGATTTTTACTTTGAACGGTGGCGCGAACTCTACGCACTCGACGCGACGTTTGTGCCGGTACCGCCGCCGAACGCCCAACGCGAGCGTGGAAACGAAGAACGCATCAACGCAGAGCGGGTCGCGTTTGGACGATGGATCGCGTCCCGCGGGCAATCCACCGAGCGGCTCGGCGATTCGTACGCGGATCGCTGCGTCGCAGAGCAATGGGATGCGTGGGTGCAGGCCACAATGGGATGGATGCGATGATGTTCGCTCACAATCCGGAGAATCAACCGGAACGGAGGAACCAAAATGACAAAGGAAGAAGCCAAGGCGATCTACGTAGCGGCTGGTGGCGACTACGACCAAGACGACCGGATTGAAGGAATCCGGGTGGACATGGAGTGCTTAATGTTGGCGGCAACTGACCGAAGGGCCGTAAAGCAAATCCGCTGGTGGGACTGCTGGAATCGACGTTACACCGCAATCGCATTCGCCCGCCGGGCAAGAGCCTTCTGGAAGCTGATCGAAATGAAGAAGGCGGACGGGTGGCCCGGAAACGGAAGCCGACTTCTCATTGGTGTTTGTCGGAACGGATTCCGGACACTTTGCTGGGTTCGCAAAGATCCTGACCCGGAGATCGGCGTCGAAGTTCAATTCCCCGAATATCACCAGCGGTGGCACGCTTTGGATTGGGCGAGGGCAAACGGATGGACCTTGCGGCCGGTTTTCGAACGGAAGAACGACACCGAAAAGGCGTCCACTGTAGGAGCAGGCTTGAACGGCCAACAGGGCGCGAAGTAGAACCCGAAGCGGAACGGCCATGAACGATCAACCGCAACACGATATCCCAACCGAACAGCAACCGGCGGGAGGCTCTGACGGAAACCCGAGCGCGTCCGCGCAGGACCCGGCATCTGTCCCGCCATCCCCATTCAAGTCCGCAGGCAACCGCCCGAACAACTGGCGCGAAGGATCGGGAGACCACAAGGCAGCGGGAGGAATCAAGGGCCACAAGAACGCCCCCCGCCGGACCGCCTATCAGATCCGCGCGGACCGCGTGTTCCTTACGGATCTGATGATTCGCGGGATGTCGTTGGAGCGAATGGCCGACGCGCTCGCAGAAGCCCGCGGGTATCGCCTGCACTTCTCCACCATCCGCCGGGAGCTAGGCATCATCATCGACGAGTACAAGGATCGGAACGACGACCTGCTCGACCGCCACCGCCAGCGCCAACTGATGCGCCTCGACGCCCAAGAGCAGGAAGCGTGGCGCGCTTGGGAGGAATCCAAGAAAGACGCCATCACGAAGCAGGGCGAGCGCATCTCAGGCCAACCGGGTCAAAACGGCTCGGCCGGCGGGCGGGAGCGCAGCCTCGTGAAGCAGGCCGGGCGGGTCGGGAACGCCGAATTTCTGCGCGTCATGCTCTCCATCGCGGAACGACGCTGCAAGCTGCTCGGACTCGACGCCCCGGCCCGGAACGTTCTGATGAACCCGGACGGGTCGGCGATCCAACCGGCGACGCCGGCCGCGGTGTTGGTGCTGCCCGAGGAGCAGATCCACCGGTTGACGGATGACGCGGCGGTCAAGCTGTCGAAGGATTTCGTCCGGACGCTGACGGAGCGCCGGCACGGAAACGGGAATGGAAATGGACACTCCCCCGCCCCGAACAAGTCGAGCAACGGCAACGGTCATGCCGGAAACGAACCCGGCAACGGGAACGGTCATGGGTTGGCGGTCGGGTATGAGGCGGACGAACTGGAGGAAGGAACCGAATGAGCTTGCCTCGAAACCGTCTGCTGCCCTGCCCCTTCTTCGGGGGCGAGGTCACGTTGGAAGAGCGGGCCGGATGGTACACGGTCGGGTGCGTCGCCTGCGGGATCGAAATATCGCTTCGCTGGACCAAGCGAGAAGCCCGTCGGGTCTGGAACAAGAGGCACGTCCCGAACCGGAACCGAAGGGATAACGTTACGGCCCCCGGGAATCGGTTATAGCGCGTTGGAGGCGGTCTGCGCTTCGTCTATCGCGGAACGAATCAAAACGCGCCCTGCGCTGGAGAAGCGCGGAAGAACGATCTGCCCGACAAATGAGCACCCTGCGGAGAGAACCGGCCAAGCGACGGACCGACGCCGACGGGCGGACGGTGTGTAGTTGCGGGTGCGGACGCCCCCCGGGCAAGGGGCGGCGAACGTGGCACTCGCAGGAATGCGTCGACCGCTGGATGTGGGCCAACAGCCCGCAGTTCGTCAGGCAGAAGCTCTTCGAGCGGGACCGTGGAGTCTGCGCGAAGTGCGTGGTCAACGCGGAACGGGAGCGGAGCCGGGCGATGGTGGCTGCTTCGTCATGGGGTTGGCACGCGAAGCACGGCATGGACGCGAGGGTGGAGAGCTTCCGGAGGCGCAATCGCGGGGTCTGGAATGTGCCGAAGTTCCTGCTCGGCGACCGTTGGAGCTACTGGCAACCGAGGGTGCAGGAAGCAATCGCGAAGCGGCTTCTGGCGATGGGTCGGGCGGGGTGGAACGTTCACCGGAGAAGTTCGTGGTGGGAAGCCGACCACATCGTCCCGGTCGTGGAGGGTGGCGGTCAGTGCGGCGCTGAGAACTACCGGACCCTTTGCTGCCGGTGTCATCGCGTCGTCACGAACCAACTTCGCCGACGGCTCAAGGAAGCCAAAGGCTCGGTCGCGCCCCACGACAACAAGCAAGCTGGACTTCCGGGGTCCGGCATGGGGCAACTCACGGAACCGAAATGAAACTGACGCAGTACGCATTGGACCTAATCGACCGCATCGAACGCCGAACGCCCGAAGAGAAGCGGCGAGCCTACCGGCGCGAATGGCAGCGGAAGCAGCGCGCGGCCGCAGGGGTCGCGGCGGTGTGGAAGGAAGACCAACGCCGAGGCAAGAATGGCGGATGACTTCAAACGGTTTCAGCCGCAGCCCGGTCCGCAGTCGACATTCATCGGCAACCCGGCGGACATCTGCATTTACGGTGGCGGCGCGGGCGGCGGGAAGACGTTCGCGCTACTGATGGACCCGCTTCGGCGGAGGCAGATTCCCTTCTTCGGAGCGGTGCTGTTCCGCCGGACGGTCCCGGACATACGCAACGAGGGCGGATTGTGGGATACTTCGACGAAGGTGTATCCCCACCTTGGAGGCACGCCCATCTCGCACGTCTTGGAGTGGCGGTGGACGGGAGGGTTCCGCGTTTCGATGCGTCACCTTGAGCGGGACGATACGGTGATGAACTGGCAGGGCGCGCAAGTGCCTTGGATCGGGTTCGACGAACTGACCCATTTCACCGAGAAGCAATTCGTCTACATGCTTTCCAGGTCGCGGTCGATCTACCCGAGTGCCCCGGCGCGCATCCGGGCGACAACCAACGCGGATGCCCGGTCATGGGTTCGAAAGTGGGTGGACTGGTGGATTGACCCGGACACCGGGTTCGCGATCCCGGAACGCTCTGGTGTCATCCGGTGGATGGGAATGGCCGGTGAGGAGCGAGTGTGGAGGAACTCGCGGGAGAGTCTGGAGCGGATGCTGGGGCCGAACTCCGCGCTGTCGGTGGCGTTCGTTCCGGCGAAGCTGACGGACAACCCGGCGCTGATGAACACCGATCCCACCTATGTCGCGAAGCTCCGTTCGTTGAATCGCGTCGACCGGGAGCGGTTGGAAAGCGCCAACTGGAACGTGGTCACGTCTGGCGGGAGCCTCTTCCGGCGCGAGTGGTTTCCGGTTGAGGACTCCTCCCCTGCCCGCTTCCGAAGGGTGGTCCGGTATTGGGACTTGGCCGCGACCCGACCGACCCCGCAGAACCCGGACCCGGACTGGACGCGGGGAATGAAGGTCGGGCTGGACGCTGCGGGGCAGTATTGGATCTTGAACGTGGTTTCAAAGCGGGACACGCCGGCCGGCATCGAGGAACTGTTTCGGACGACGGCTCGGCAGGATGGTCAAACGGTGGAGCAATGGGTGGAGCACGACCCCGGGCAGGCGGGAAAGTCGCAGGCGTCGCACTGGCTTCGCGCTTTCGCCAATCTCAACCTCCGCTTCACCGCGGTTCCGAAGGCCGCAAAGGTCGACCGGGCGAAACGGGTTTCGCCGCAGTGCGAGCGGAAACACGTCCTTCTTGTGCGAGGGGACTGGACGGAAGACTTCCTGAACGAAGTGACCGAATTCCCGGGCGGAGTGCATGACGAGTTCGTGGACACTCTCTCGGGAGCGTTCGCGGTCCTGTCCGAGACTCAGACGATTGGCCCGCAGGAAATCGAAGCCGGACTTGTCGAAGAGGAAGAGCGGTCACTCGACGGGTAGCCTGTTCCGGTTTGACTCGCGGGTGAGGGCGGGAGCATACAAGGGCCATGCTCGAAAGTCCGCTGCTCGGACCCGACGGGAGGCCAATCGTTCACGATGCGGACGAAATGCCGAACCGGGTAGGATGGAATCCCCTTCGCGGTCTGACGCTCAACCGGGTGCTGACCCTCTTGGAATCGGCGGAGACAGGATACTTGGCGGACCTGACGTGGCTATACCGCTACGTTGAGAAGCGGGAACCCATCACCACGACGCTCGCCGAACGGCGCGAGTCAGCGTTGGCGCGGTGCCGGTGGGCGGTCGTGAAGGAGGAGGAGGTTGTGAAGCGGGTCAACGGTGACCCGGTGTTGGTCGATGAACAGACGGCGTTCCTCAACGACCTCTTTGGCAAGATCGACAATCTCAACGCGGCGTGGCGATGGCTTGGAAGCGCGGCGTTCCGCGGGTACGCCCATCTGGAGAAGCACTACGACGCCGCCGGAAACGTCGTGCACCTTGAACCGGTCCCGCAGTGGTTCTTTGGGTTGATGTTCCCGCGGCATCAGTACTGCTATAACGCCGACGCGCAGAACTCGACGCACGGCGACCCAATCGAGGAACGGCATTGGATCATTCGCGAGTGCGAGCGGCATATCGACGAACTCGCCGCCATCCTCTACGTGGGGCGGAATATGTCTTGGAAGGACTGGCAGCTTTACGTCAGCCGCCACGGCGTCCCGAACATCTTCCTTGAAGTGGCGAAGGAAGCCGCCGCGACAGATGCGGACTACGCGCGATTGGCCGGGACGCTTCGCCAGTTCGTGAGCGCGGGCAAAGGAGTGCTCCCGCCGGGGGTGAAGGCGAACTTGTTCGGAGCCGGTCAGGGAGCGGAGAAGACACCCTTCCCCGGCTTCATGGATTACATCGACCGAATGCTGGTGCTGCGCGGGACTGGCGGGAAGCTGACGATGCTTTCCGAGGCCACCGGAATCGGGCAGGGAGCGACGACAGCGCACGAGGCGGTGTTCGACGAGATTGCCAGCGCGGAGGCGTCCGCCATAGCTGAGTTGCTTCACAAGGCGATTGGCGAGCCGGCGCTATCGCGTGCCTTCCCCGGGCAGCCGCAGTTGGTTCGGTTCAGCATCGCGCGTCCCCTGTCGTCGAACCTCAAGGAGACGGCCGATGGACTGCTGGCGCTCAAACGGGCCGGATGGGCTGTCTCGCGCGCCAAGGCGGTCGAGATGCTTGGGTTCGAAGTGGAGGAAACGGCGGGAGAAGTCGTACCTGCGGCCGCGCCCGGAACCGTTCCCCAACAGATCCCCGGAATGGCGGCGTCTCGCGCTTCGCAGGACGGAAGCGATCCGGAGGCCGAGACGGTCGCTGCGGTACTGCTCGACACGCGCGAAGCGATTCAATCCGCGCTGCGGGTATTCGCTGACGACGGAAGAGCGCCGACGGAAGAGGAGTTGCGGACCCTGCTCGACAAGCTGCCTGAGTTCCTTCGTCTTGCGAACACGAGGACGGCCGGGCAGGTTTCGTTCGAACGGATGATGGAACAGGCGTTTGCCGAAGGAGTGGAAGCCGAATGAAAATCAACTGGAGCGACGGACCCGCGCAACTGACTGCCTGCCGAGTGGCGGACGAAGGAGGAACGTCGAAGCCGTTTTCCCTTCCACGCGACGGTTGGATCATGCTGCTGCCCCGCGGCACCTATCCCGGGACGCTGCGGAAGTACACCGACGACGGGGAAGAGCGCGAACCGATCGAGCAGGTTTTTGACGAGCAAGCGATTCGCGCGATCAGCGACTCGTGGAACGCCCGGAAGATCGCGATGGGTTCCAACTTCCCCGGGATGCTGGTCGACTACGACCATTTCTCCCACAGCGAGGACAAGCCGACGGGCGCGGCCGGTTGGATCGAATCGGTGGAGGCTCGCCAAGACGGTCTTTGGGGAATGCCCCGATGGTCCGAGGAAGGAAAGGCGAAGCTGGAGGGAGGTATGTATCGCCTCGTGTCTCCGGTGCTGTCCGGTTTCGAGTCAGTGGGTGAGGCGAACGGAAAGAGACTCTTGCGGCCGACTGTTCTGGAGCGATTGGCCTTGACGAATGACCCTCAACTTCGTGGGATGCCTCCCGTCAGTAACAGAGCGGTAACCGCGAACACCAAGACCACTATGGACCCCAAGAAGCTTCTCCTTCAGTTGCTCGGGTTGCCCGATACGGCCACCGACAGCGAAATCAACGATGCCTGCACCGCCGCGATGACCGCGATGAACGGATGCATGACCGACGGAAAGAAGGGCGTCGTGGAGATGCGGAATCGCATCGTGTCGCTCAACGGCGAGTTGGTGGTGTTGCGGACCGAGCGCGATGCCGCAAAGGCGTCCGCCGAAGCCGCCAACAAGTCGCTGGTCGAGGCCGATCTCGTGCGCTTCAAGGGACTCGCCCCGGAGGACAAGCTTCGCGCCATGCTGACGGCGAACCGCGGCGTCGCGGTCGAAGCGCTGGAGTTGGCGCTCTCCAAGAAGGCCGGTGCGAGCGACGGGAACGGGAGCGGTTACACTCCCCGGCACGAC